TGATGATGGTCTACTCTATGTTCACCCTTGAAAAGGTGAGCAAGAAACAAGTTGAGAAATTTGTTTCTGCTGTGTGTAACAGCAAAGAGTCGACTTTAACCCGTAGATTTTTAAGGACGTTTGGTAAGTCTTTAAGAATCTCGTTTCCACTTCATTCGATTGATAGGAGTAAGGATAACTCTTTACTCCTGTTTAGGGGTTCGCCAAGTAAGCGGCTTCCAGGATTTTCCTGGTCTCCGTCAACAGCGCAGGATATAGGAGCAGTGGCGCAAGCTAACTACTTCTATCTCCAAGAGCATAAAGCTCTTGCCCGAAGATTTTCTGGTCTTTATCAACCAGTGCTCTCCGGTCTGAAACACCATCTTGATATGATATTTGATCATGATCACGATGTTGTAACCCCTGATAAATGCTATGGAGGCAATGTTGCCTTCATCCAAGAACCTGGTGCAAAGCTGAGAAGCGTTGCATCTCCGTACTTGGTTCATCAATTGGCTTTGAAGCCTTTAGGTGATGCCATTTATCATCTCGTAAGCACTCTCCCTTGGGATTGTACATACGATCAATCGAAACCTTTTGATGTAGTTAGAGAACATCTTTCCAAAGCTCTAGAAATCTCTTCAATAGATTTATCTAGTGCAACTGACCACTTTCCTTTAAGTGTTCAGTTGACTACTCTTAAGAGTATCTTTGGAAAACAACCCGATATAGACCTATTTGAGGTCTTGTCAAGATCCACTTGGCGTAACCGAGAAATCGGAAACGTTAGATGGAATAAAGGCCAACCCTTGGGGTTATACCCAAGTTTTGGTACCTTTACCTTGACGCACGGATTGTTGCTCTGGCATTTGAATGACTGCAGACACGATAACGAGTTTTTCGTTGTCGGGGATGACGTCATAATCCTTAAACCTGCCCTTGCGGACAAGTATATGGATTTGCTGGAACAGATGGGGTGTCCCTGGTCTCCATCAAAGTCAGTGACTTCCAACAAACTATGTGAGTTTGCTGGAAAGGTCATCACTAAAGCTGAAGTGATTCCTCAGCTTAAGTGGAGAGAGATGTCAAATGACAACTTTCTCGACCTTTGTAGGATGCTAGGCCCTAGATCTCGAACACTCCTGTCATCACGACAGAAGTGGGTGTTTGACCGTGTCAAACACTGTCTGGCCCCCTTAGGATTGAACTTCTCTTTCCCAGGGAGTGATTACTTGCAAATGCTAGCAATCACGAGAGAAACTTTTCCTCTCTCAGACATCGATCTCGAGTCTCTAACAGGACTTTCCTCAGTTGTAAACAAAAATGTGTTTACTTCTGAATTCAAGGATCCCGGAAAACTTGTAGAGTTACAAGTAGTCTTAGAGAAACTTGAAACCTTCGACGAGAAGGTTAGGGCGGTTTTCCTAGAGTTATGGGGACATGTCCCTTTGGACAGCATCTCCGGTTACTCTAAGGTACCTCAGGCAATGGGAAATTCCTCATTGCCCCTGAGTGGAACTACCTTTGGTAGGTTATCCACTTTGGATAGGTTAGAAGAGCTCCTTCGCCAAGTCTAGAAAGGCGAGACTCCCC